TAGCAGAAGACTACGTATCCCCCTCTGTCCGTTGGGGAATCCTCAAGCAGGACTACCCCGACGCCGTCGTGGAGTTCTCGCAGCGCGTCGGGACCGAAATCGGGATCCCCGAAGACTTCGGTGGGAAGGACGCTTACTGCGTCGCCCAGATCACGTTGCGCCCCAACGACCCTGATCACGTCATCGGCTACAAGCCGGTGTCGGACGCTCGCTCCGGTAAGGGCGATCACGTTTCAGACGCGTGGGTCGTCCTTTGCACCAAGGCGATGGGCCGCGCCCTCAAGCGCGCCGGTTACGCCGACACAGCGGGCGAGATGCGCGTCCTTGTCCAGTACAAGCAGCGCCTCGCGGAGCAGGACGCCACTCGTGGTGGTTCAGATCCCATATCCACACCTGAGCCAGTAAGTCAGGCTGTAGAGGAAGTGACAGAAGAAGAGCATGCGGTCGTCGTCGCTAACGACACTTGGGATTCCGAAGAGGAATCACGTGACGCCCACACTGCTCTCAAGGCCACCGTCGTAGCGCTGCCGTCAGAGTACGCGGACAGGGCCCGTGATCGACACGACAAGTTGAACGGTCGGCAGTGGCCGATCGAAAGCGTCGCGCAGTTCAACACCATGAAGGACTTCATCGACTCTCTCCACGTTGAGTGGGCGGACAGCGACTACGCGGAAGAGGCAGCGTCGTGACGCTCGCCTCCCCGTTCGAGGTCCCGGTTGTCGGGGTCACGTTCAGGGGGTCTTCGTACCCTCAGAATATCTTCAAGGTCGCGTCTCATATCGCTACAGCGCTGCGCCCAGTGAAAGCAAACCTTGTTAGGGAGCCCGACAACCCGGCAGATAGTAAGGCCATAAAGGTCAGTGTTGCCGAGGACCATATTGGCTATTTACCGAAAGAAATAGCGTCGCAACTTTCTGACGAAATCGACGCTGGAGCGACATGGTTCGCGGTTGTTGACCGCGTCATCGTGTCGCCTGAGAACCCAGAACAGCCCGGTATGAGATTGAGAGTATTCCGCCGTGACTTTGAATGACAAACTGATCGAAATAGAAGAAGCGGGTAACGAACTTCGCCGTCTTATGGGCGAAGCGATCCGCTCTGCTCAAGAAGAAGCCGAAGGTGGCGATTTTGAGGGCACCGCTGGGCCTCTGGTCGACCTATTGGAGTTGATCAAGGGCATCAAGTCCAGCGTGCGGGACGCCGACAATGAGGCGAACCCGACGTTGGTGACCATCATGGACAACATGGGCACCAAGAAGTTCGACAGGGGTGTCCTGAGCGTTGAGCGGAAGGTTTCGTCGTATCGGACGAACTGGCAGAACGACGTTCTGATCCGATCAGTGATCAACACGGCCTTGGACGAGATCGACCCGCGTAACTACGTGGATCAGGAGTCCGGCGAGTTCATCAACGAGCGCGAGATCGTCGCCCCGTGGTTGGACGCTATCGTGGACCGCTTGTTGGCCTGTGCCGCGTTCCGCGACTGGCGGGTAACCGCGCTGCGGGCCCACATCCCCGGTTTGGACCCTGACAACTTCTGTGATGTGAAGCGCACCGTGAAGGCGGTCGTTTCCATGAAAGGCAAGTAATGGCGATTGAGTGCATGGTGTGGGCGTTGGAACAAGATGGCCTCAAGACAAATGAGAAGTTCGTCCTCTTGGGGATCGCCAATCACTCCAGACCTGATGGGCAGAACGCTTACCCGTCGCTGGACACCATCGCTGGCTACACGGCGCTGTCCCGTTCCACGGTTCAACGCGCCATCGCCTCTCTGGTCGAAAAGGGCTTTCTGACGAAGGACCCCGGTGGAGGACGCAAGTCGAACACATATACATTGAATATGCATAGGGCTGAAGTCGTACAACTAGAGGTTATTGAGGGTGGTCAGAGTGACCACCCTGTGGATCCCGAGGGTGGTCAGAGTGACCCCCCAGCAGGGTCACTGGTGACCACGCAGCAGGGTCAAGCCTTGACCACGCAGCAGAGTCAGGCTTTGACCAAGGAACCGTTATATAACCGTCCTGTAACCGCTCTAGAACCTACGCGTGAAAAAAAGCGCGACACGGTGTGGGACGCGATCATGGAGGCGTGCGGTGTCAACGTCGCCACGATCAACTCCAACGAGCGTGGTCGCTACAACAAGGCGGTGAAGTTGCTCAAGGAATCTGGCGCGACGGCACACGACATTCACACGCGGGTTCAGGTGTACAGACGCAAGTTCAAGGGCGCTGCCGTCACCCCGGTGGCCGTCGCTAATCACTGGTCCGAGTTGGACCCGTCGACCGTCAAGGTTGAGGATGTGGTCGCAGCCCCCAAAGGCTGGGACGCCATCAAGCAAGTGCGGGAAGAGCGAGACAAGGAGAACACAAGCCCATGGGAATAAGCATGGTGGACAAGTTCGACACGTTCACGTTGGAGGCGCTTCGTAAGATCCGCGGTAAGGATCTGAAACCAGTGCCCAAGCCTGACGAGCCAAAGAAGAAAGCAAAGAAGCGATGAGTACGTTGGATACGGAGGCGATGATCAAGCGGTTCCAAGAACGGGCCGCAGCGGTGAAAGCGCGCACCATGCCTCCAGTCGCGGGTGCTGAACGTCTGGCGTTTGTGAAACAGGCTGAACTTGATTATCTGGACTACGCGCTTATCGCTGACTCGGCAATCAGTTTAGACGGAGGTGTATTGACGGTAGATCTCCGCCCCGCGATCTGTGACGCTGCCATCCGTGGTTCTGGGCACCTAGAACAGGAAACGAAGGTAGCGATGGGGAACATCGCCAATGCCCGCCCGCTTGACTATGTGAAGGCCCTCCCAACCGATGGGGCCAAGATCAAGATGTCTGATCTGGATTCCAAGTCAGACCTTAAGGACTTGATTGATGGGGCTGAGATGTTCAGGGTCGTTAAGACTGTCAAGCCGATCGACGCGGGGGCGTGCCCCGGTTTCAGTCTGGCCCACGGGTATTTGGCATGACCCCCGACCACGCTGACTACGTCCTAGCCAAGTTGAGCGTCGTGTTCCCCAACAAGACCCTCACGGTCGAAGAGGTCAAGTTCTGGATTGAGAAACTGACCCCTTACGAGTTGGAGGATGGCGTGGAAGCCGTTGGGATGATCGCCGATTCGTCGAAGTTCTGGCCGTCGTGGGCCGAGTTCCGCGAGTACTTGAATGTCTGTCGTCGGAGCCATGACACCCCCGAGTTGCCTCCCCCGGTGTGGAATCCGATGACCATCGAAGAGGTCAGGGAACGCATTGCTGAGGCGAGGGCGATGATCAATCCATGAAACACGTCATCCACGTTCACCAGCAGAAGGTCAAGAAGGGCGAACCCGCGATCATCGATCGGACATACAAAGGGTCGACGCACCTAACGCACATCCGCATAGACGGCCCCTGCGAGATCATCCACTCCCAAACCCCCGATCACTGTGGGGCCCGTGTCTGGTTGGTGACAGAGGCTGATGTCGAACACATCAGTTCTGACTGGGGTTAGTGATGGCGGATAGGGTTCCTGTATGGCTAAACCCAAACGGCGACCAGCATCATGGACGGTCGTTGTTGAAGGGCACCTCTTCACCCTCAATGGTGAACGAACCATGCACTACCACAAGCGAGCCAGACTCATCAAGACTTGGCGAGAAGCCGCTTTCGACGCGGCTAGGAAAGCAAAGGTTCCAAAGATGACCAAGATCGATATTGTTTGTCAGCCATGTCGTGGCACAAGGCGGAACATGGCAGACACGGGTGGGCACTTCCCGGTAGCGAAGGCGTGCATCGACGGCTTGGTCGACGCTCAGATAATTAAGGACGACGGTCCTGAGTTCGTTCAGTCGCTGACGTTCCGCGCCCCCTATGTTGAGAAGGGCACTAAGGATCGGATGATCCTGATCATCAACGAGGTGGGGGTGCGTGCATGACAGCGATCGACGAGATGCAGTCCGGCCTGTCAGAGGCAGCGGAGATGGAAGACCCGTTGGAACGGGCGCGGATCCTCAACGAGAAGGTTCTACCGGCGATGGCCGAGGTCCGACAGGGCGTCATCAAGCAGCGTGCTTTGTCGGTCAAGGAGGCGTGTGATTTCGGCGACGGCGGTGGCGGGTTGACGTACTCTCAGGTCGCGTTTGAACTAGGGGTCTCCAAACCACTCATTCAGCAGATGGTCGCGTTGGCTAGGGAGATACACACCCTGCGCCTTGCTGCGAGGAACAACGGATCGGCGAAATGAGATGGTGGGAGGTCCCGCTTAATGGGGCCCTCCTGTTAGCCGCTATTTGGGCCATGATCGCGTACTTCAGGAAAGTCCGGTAGCGAGGTTGGTGTTGTGATCCACTGCTGGTAGAATGGGTCCATGACTGAAACAACTACGACCACTCCTGAAGACACAAGGATCCTTCTCCACAAGGCCGCGAGTGAACTCTCGTTGGTCTGCGACGGCGCGCAAACGCAGGACCGCGTGGGCTACAACGGCTCCGATACCAAGTTCGGCAACCGTGTTGCCATCATTCCGCCACAGGACTGGACCGACGCCATGGCGTGGGAAGTCCACCAGATGCTGCTCAAGTACAAGGCCCAGTTGGCCGGTTACGGCGTCGATTATGACGCTATTCCCGAGCCTCCACGCCCCATAGCCCTCGGTGACCCTCGCGGAGAGGCTCGCCAGAAGGCACGCGCCATCGATGGCCTCGCGACCCGCAAGGTGTCCCTGTCGAACGACACGTTCATCGTGCGTTTCGACTACGACGCCCATTGTGTGTCCCAGATCCGCCTCGTCCCTGACGCACAGTGGGCTGGCGCGCACAAGGTGTGGTACGTCCCCGCCTCGTCCGCTGCCGCGCTCCGCGCGTTCGCTGAGGTCAACGGCTTCGTCCCCACCGACGAGGCTGCTGCGATCCTCAACGCCGTAAAGGCGGAGGAAGCCGTATTGCCCGAGCCGAAGAAGCGCGTTGTGACCCTTGAGGGTCGCAAGATCGTCTTCGATTTTGAGTACGACGCCGACCTCGTTTACGCGGTCAAGCAGATCAGCGGGCGCATGTGGGACTCCAAGGCCAAGACGTGGTCCGCTCCCCTCACCTCAGGGTTGGAGGCGCTTGGCGTCGCCAGAGCATGGGACTTCAAGATCACCCCTGAGATCGAAGAAGCCCTCAATGGCGACATCGAAGATCAGAAGGCTCGCGAGGACTTGTCCAACGCCCATGACTGGGATATCGACATCGACGGTCTTGGGAAGATCAACCCGATCACCGGTGATGCCATAGAACTCCGGCCTTTCCAGAAGGCTGGAGTCGCCTACGCGCTCGAAACCAAACGCTGTTTCATCGCTGATGAGATGGGCCTTGGGAAGACGGTCCAGTCGTTGGCCGCGGTTCAGGGTGCCAACGCGTACCCCATGCTTGTCGTGTGCCCCGCTTCATTGAAGATGAACTGGGAACGTGAGGCTCGTATGTGGCTTCCCGGCAAGACCGTTCATATCGTCGACAATCAGGTCGGCGTGAAGAACGCGGATGTTGTCATCGTCAACTACGACATCCTCAGCAAGCAGAAGGTTCCCCTCAAGGCCGCGCGTTTCCAGTCGCTGGTTTTCGATGAGAGCCACTATGCCAAAAGCCGTGACGCCCAGCGCACGAAGGCCCTCAAGGAAATCGCCGCGGAGATTCCCGCCGATGGACTGGTGCTTGCCCTCACAGGCACGCCCGTTCTCAGCAGGCCTCTGGAGTTGGTCTCACAGTTGGAGATCCTTGACAGGCTCATCGATTTTGGTGGGGCGTGGAACTTCAAGCAGACCTACTGCGCTGCGAAGCACAACGGCTACGGCTGGGACTTCAAGGGCTCGTCCAACGCGGACGAGTTGAACGAACTACTCCGTCGCACCTGTTACGTGCGTCGCCAGAAGGCTGACGTCCTCACCGAACTGCCCGCCAAGGGCCGTTACACGGCTGAGGTCGAACTGTCACACAAGGCGATGGCTACGTACCGTGCCGTGGAGAACGACACCATGGTGTGGTTGTCCGAGAACGGTCAGCAGCGCGAGCGCATGGACGTGTTGGCAAAGATCACGACCCTCAAGCGCCTTGCGGGCGAGGGCAAGATCGAAGCCGCGTGCGAGTGGATCGACACGTTCCTTGACAGCACCGACCGCAAGTTGGTCGTCTTCGCCCACCATCAGGTGGTTGTTGACACGCTGGCCGAGCGGTACGGTGGACTACGAGTTGCCGGTAAGGACTCTTCGGAGACCCGGCAGGCAGCCGTGGACACATTTCAGGGTGATCCCGACGCACGGGTAATCGTCCTGAACATGAAGGCTGGTGGTGTGGGCCTCACCCTCACCGCGGCCTCAGACGTTCTGTTCGTGGAGCAGGGGTGGACCCCAGCGGAACACGATCAGGCCGAAGACCGGTGCCACCGCATCGGTCAGGACGAACACGTCTCAGCGTGGTACCTCCTTGCGGAGGGCACCATCGACGACGACATCTACGCGCTGATCGCTAAGAAGCGGTTGGTGGTGGATGCCGTCACCGATGGGGACGATGACGTTCAAGACAGCATCCTTAACGACCTCGTAAAGACGTTGGTCAAGAGAACGAAAGAATGAACATGGACTATTTTGACGAAGAAGACATAGATCTGGACTTCAACACAGGGAAGCCCGATTCCGACGATATTTGTGAGCCGCGGCGTCATTCCGCGTCGGCTCATGGTCATATCCCTGAGCCAGAACTCAAGGACGCGACTGCGCGCCTCAAAGCATCAGACGATCAGTGGTTGACGGCTTTGGAGTATGCGGCCCAGCACATGCCACCTTGTCACGACGCCCATTTGGAGGCGACGATCCAGCACGACATTGCCGTGTCGTTGATGGCCCGTGTCGCCATGCAGACAGGCAAGCATCTCAAGGTGTACCACGGCTGGGAGGCGATGGACGAGACGACAGTTGTCACGATCGCTGATCAGGGCTGGGTTACCCAGTCGGCGGTCAGTATCGACGGGCATGACGTTGGTTTAGCGATGGCCCCGTCCACCAATTTCGAGAAACCCCCCAGTGGGGGGAGGGATCCGATCAGTGTGATTTCCTATTCCAAGGTTTGGAAAGCGGAGATCAACTGGGATTACACGATCCCCAAGTCTTGGCTCAAAGAGGCGGTCGGTGAGTAGTGGCCACCCCTACTGAGTCAACCAACGCGGGCGAAGTGTGGGCCAAACTCGGCCCAGTAAACGCCCGGTATCCGTGGGACAGTTGGCTTGACGGCCAACTGTGGCGGGTCGGCCCTGAGGACATAACACGATCGTCCTTTCGGAATTTGTCGACCTACGTAAACAGAATTGCTCGCGCGCGCGGCATCACGGTTCGCACACGGCGCGCAGAGTACGACGAAAAAACACGCACCTACGGGTGCTTGTACATACAAAAGACGTCCGACACCCGTCGGCGTCCCAAGAGAAAGGCAACCAATGCCTAGACGTAGACAAGAAGCACAAGGCCATCTCATAGAGATGGTCGTCAACACCCACAGCGAGGAAGCCGCGGCCAAGGCCACGTACCTCGCGGCGCAAGATGCCCATCTGGAGGCCCTGCGGGAAGCCCGCAAGCAGGGTGAGACTCTGGAGAATCTGGCTGACGCGCTGGAATGCTCAAAGCAGTGGATCCACAAGTGGACGACCTACGGTCGGGACCACAACAGGGTCTACGCTAGGAGCGCATGACCAACATTGCCCTTGACCTTCAAGACTCCGCTGTCCCGATTGAATCTGTTCAGTCGCATCCTCGCAATCCGAGGAAGGGCGACATTCAGGGGATCGCTGACAGCCTGAGGGTCAATGGGCAATATTCACCCCTCATTGTGGACGCCCGTAACGGCAACATTCTGGCGGGGAATCACACGTGGAGGGCAGCGAAGTCCTTGGGCTGGGAACAAATCGCTGTCCTCCACGTGGATGTCGACGACAATCAGGCCAAACGTATTCTGTTGTCCGATAATCGGACTTCGGACCTTGCCACATACGACAGGCCGAACCTGATCCAACTGATCGAATCGATCCGGCCAGACCTTGATGGTTCTGGCTGGGATGAACGGTCGTTGGACAGGCTCCGTCAACTGGAGGACCAAGATGACGACCTCTTTGGCCGTGGCGATCCCAACGATAAGGACCCAGCCACCACCAAGAAAATCCACGTTGGGAAGAACCTCATCCTGCTCCACGCCGACTACTTCACCGAGTGGTTCGAAGCGTTAGGCGAGGACGCCGTTGACAAGGTTCGGCAGATGCTGGGCCTGACCGACGATCCTGAGCCGAAGCCGACCAAGGCTGGGAAACGCTGGACCCACATTTCCGGCGAGACGCCGACGCATTCCGGCATGGACGCGTGTATCTGGGCCCCGGTAGAAGACCTGATTCCCCATCCAGAGAATGCCCGTCAGGGGGATATCGGCGCCATCGCAGAGTCCCTGCGTGTCAACGGCATCTACCGTCCTTTGATCGTTCAGGAGTCCTCTAATCTGATCCTCAAGGGAAACAACACATGGCAGGCTGTTAGATCCCTCGGTTGGGACACGGTCCCGGTCATGTTCTTGGACGTTGATGATGATGATGCCCGTCGTGTGATGCTGGCCGACAATCGGCTGGCTGACAAGGCGGGTTACTACAACGCCATGCTGGCCGAGGTCTTGATTGATCTGGACAGCCTTGACGGCACAGGATTCACGCCCACTGATCTTGACGACGTCCTCAAGGATCTACCTCCAGAGCGTGACCCGTCAGCGATGATCGGCGCTCCTGCTGACGTCCGTCGTGTTGCCACGATCAGGCTGGGTGGTCTGACCATCTCCACCTGTGGCAAGCAGTATTCAGAGTGGGAACACAACATGATTGCGGAGGGCTACATGACAAAGGTGGAACGAGGTCATCGGATCGCTGAACTGCTTGGGTTGGATCCGGCGCGCTATGAGGTGTGGGCGTCGCTCGCTGACCCGACCACTGGTAACAAAGAGATCAAGAAGTGAATCATGGCTGGACGAAAGCCTAAGTTCGTTCATGTCGCTCTCTTCGATGTCGACGGGTTAACGAAGGCTACATACAACCCTCGAAAGACAGATTCACACCGGTACTCATTGGTGAAGATCAGCCTCCAGAAGTTGGGCTGGGTCCTTCCCATGTACATCACCGACGATGGTGAGATCCTGTCCGGTCATCAGCGTCTGGACGCCGCACGGGAACTTGGTGCCAAGAAGGTCCCGTGCGTGGTTCTCCCTGATTTGGATTTGGATCGCCGCAGGGGTGTCAACATCGTGTTCAACAGGGCCACGAACGACATGCACAAGAACGACTCTGGTGAAAGCCTGTCGGACTTGTTGCCCATGTCGGTTGTGAAGGAGGCGATCTCGGGGCTGCCTGACATCACGCCAGATACCGACGCTTGGTATCCGTGTATGAACGTCAAGCCCGTGGACACGAGGGAACTCATGGGTAAGAACATCACCACGTTCCTGTCTCATGCGATTAGGCAGGCGGAGAGCCTGTACCACTGGGCGAAGACGTCTATCCCTGTTGTCGTTACGGCCAAGGGGAAGGTCGTCAACGGTATCGGCAGGCTTCAGCATTCATCGGAGGCTGGGATACCCGATGTGCAGGTTGTGACGGTGCCCGCCAAGAAGGCTGAACTAGCCCGCATCATGTTGAATCACTTGTCCATGGACTTCGATTTGGAGGACAAGTACGCCGACATCCTCCGCTACAACTCGTTCCGGCGTGCCAGTAACCGTCAGGAGTTCCTCATGCCGACGATGTGCTGTGACCTGATCACAGCGACCTCGAAGACCGGCAAGACACAGCGGATGGCGTCCACGTTCCACCCGAAAGACCCGAAGCATGTTAAGGCGTGGAAGCGCTGGTATGGGGAGACGGTCCTTGATTTCGGTGCTGGCCTGTTGGACAAGTCGTTGGTGATGCGGGACACCATGGGCGTGGACTGTGTGGCGTTTGAGCCGTACTACACAGGGGGCAAGGACTCCGGGTTCGACATTGACGGTGCCCGCTATATCACCGACGTGTTTCTGGAGAGGGTGGCCGACGGGACAGAGTTCGATTCGATCTTTCTGGCGTCGGTGCTGAACAGCGTGCCGTTCCAAACGGACAGAGAGCATGTGGTCAGGATCGTCTCGGCGCTGTCGGGCCCTGACACGGTGCTGTATGCGGGGGCGATCTCCCGATCGTCTGATCGGTATTACGCGGCGATGGGGATGAAGGACAACGTGTCGAATCACGAGACCCAGTTCGATTCGTCGTTCGCCGCTGGCTACGAAGAGGGTGTGGTCGTGTCTGACCTGATGAAGCACCCGAAGGTACAGAAGTACTTCTCTGAGGATGACTGGAAGGCGCTTTGGTTGTTGGGGTACTCAGATGTGCATACCTATTTCTTCAGGCCGAACCAATTGGTTCAGGCTGTGGGCCGAGACCCCCTGCCCATCGACCCGGTGAAGTTGGTGGAGGCCATCAAGTTCGAGTTCGATCTCCCATTCCCTGATGACACCCTGAACAGGGTTGATCAGGCGCTGGACGCCTTCTCACGGCGTCTAGAGATGGCCCTCTAGGATCAGGGTATGCCAATCTTCAAGACGAGAGCGGCGGCGGCGGCTCGCGCTGAAAAGATCGGGTGTTCCGGCGCGCACGAGATGGAAGGCGGCTGGATGCCGTGTTCGTCCCACGCCGCTTATGAACGGACTACCGGTGACGGCGGCGGCGGTTACAAGGGTGACGCCGTGTTCGGCCCGTCTGGTCGCATCATCCTCCAAGACTTGAACGTGGCATTGTCAAGTAACTTTAGGGAGATGCCTAAACATCGGCCCATGTCGAAGTTCGTTCAGGAGGTTGAGGAATACCGGCAGTGGCTGGTCGAACTACTCAAGTACGAATACGTCATCCTGTGTACGGCTCGTTCGGTCATGTACGAGGACATGACTCTGGAGCGCATCAAGTCCCTCACGGGATGGCAGCCGAACGAGGTGTGCTTCAACCCTTGGGAGGACCCGAGCGGCAAAGGTGCGCTTAGGGCCCACCGTGCCAAGGCCCGGTACTTGAAGGAGGTCATCATGCCGAAGCACGGTGATGACCCTTCGGTCTACTTCGCCATTGAGTCGAATAAGTTCTCACGAGCCATGTACAAGGCGAACAATGTTGATTGCCGAGACGCCTGTCGTGACGATTCACAGCCTTGGAAGGCGCTCCTGCCGTAGAGTGCGCCTATGCGCGATACGACAATGCCTGATGGGGCGTGGGAGTTTGACGAAGATGTAACTCAAGTATTCGAGGACATGCTCGAACGGAGCATCCCCGATTACGACAAGATGCGGATCCTCGTCAACCACTTGGCGGCGCCCTCTTTGTCTTTGGGTATTAACCCGGTGCGGTTGGACAAGGTTCTGGATATCGGTTGCGCCAACGGCATCGCCCTTCGTGAGTTGGATGAGTTCGCCACTGTCCATGGGCATGAGATCTCGTATCTGTGCGGCATCGATATGTCCGAGCCGATGCTGGAGAAGGGGCGTGAGCAATCTTCGGACAAGTTCGATTACATGAAGTTCGACGTCAGGGGCCATTTCCCTTTCACTGAGGGCTTATTCGATGTCGTACTCTGTGTGTTGACTCTCCAGTTCACTCCTGTTGCCCATCGGCAGCGGATCATGGACGAGATCAAGAGGGTTCTTCGTCCCGGCGGGCGATGTGTTCTCGTGGAGAAGGTTGAAACCCGGTACGAAGACTTGAACCATGAACTGGTTTCCATCTACCACGACCACAAGAGGGGCATGGGCTACACCGATGAGCAGATCGAACGTAAACGACTCAGCCTTGAGGGGGTTCTTGTGCCGCTGACCGCCCAATGGAACGAGAACATCATGTGGGGCAGCGGCTTTCGTGAGGTCGAATGCTTCTGGCGGTGGATCAACTTCGCTGCTTGGGTGGCGGTCAAGTGACCGACAAGGACAAGATGCGAGCGTCGGTGATGAGGATCCCGCAGAAGAAGCGGGACACGCTTCTCAAACTGATCTCTGCGGGTAACTACCAGCGCACCGCTTGTCGTGTCGCTGGGATATCCGAGTGGGCGTTCTGGGATTGGACGAAGAAAGGCGAGCAGGCCCGCGACGACAAGCAGAACGGGATCACCCTTACCGAGGGGCAGGAAGAGTACCTGTGGTTCGTAGAGGCCCTTGAGGAGGCTCGTGCTGCCGCTGAGGCGACTCTGGTGGCTCGTTGGTACACCGAGGCCGCTGACGGGGACTGGCGGGCCGCAGAGCGGTTCCTAGCGAAAGCGTTCCCAGAGCGGTGGTCTGATCCGGCGACCCGTGTGGAGGTGACGGGGGCTGGTGGTGGTCCGGTTGCCCAGTTGTCGGCCCACATGCACGTCCTCGCCGAGGCCGACACCGCGCGACAGCGTAAAGTTCTGGAAGCCCTTGTTGAATCTGGCGACCTGCCAGAGGACGTTCTGGAGGCATGGGATGGGAAAAACGGGAACGCAGCAGGCGTTATCGACGCTGATGTCGTGGAAGAAGCCGTGCAACCTGACACTCCCTCACAGCCCACATCCGAAACAGCAAGCGTTCCTGACATGGACGACGACTAGGGAAGCCCTCTTCGGCGGTGCCGCTGGCGGCGGCAAATCCGACACGCTGCTCTTAGCGGCCCTTCAATACGTCTGCGTTCCGGGTTACAGCGCGCTGCTTATGCGGCAGACGTTCCCCCAGTTGTCCGGTGCCGATGGTTTCATCGACCGTACAACCGAGTGGTTGAACGACCAAGGGGCCGACTACAACGTCACGAACAAACGCTGGACCTTCGGCTCTGGTGCCACATTGACACTTGGTCACTGTGAGCGGGATGAGGACCGTTACAACTTCCAGTCGTTCGCTTACCAGTTCGTCGGCGTGGACGAGTTGACACACTGGGCTACCGACAAGGTGTATATGTATATCGGTTTCTCTCGTGTGCGTAGACCCAATCCCGATCCGTCCCTGAAGGCCTGTCAGCATTGTGGATTGACACTCGCTGATGTGCCGTTGCGTGTGCGGGCGGCGACCAACCCCGGTGGCCGAGGCAACGACTGGGTGTATGAGAGGTTCGTTCTCAACTCTGGGGAGGACCGTAAGTTCATGCCTGCCCGTATTGCGGATAACCCGTCGCTTGACCGTGAGGCCTATGAGTCCAGCCTCCAAGAGTTGGATGCCGTGGAGCGTGCCCGCCTTCTGGAAGGGAACTGGGAGGTCACCGAGAAGGGCGGCATGTTTGAGCAGGAATGGTTCACGACCATCGATTCGCCGCCTGAGAAGACGAAGAAGATCAGGTTCTGGGACCTCGCCGCCACAGCCGAAGCGAAGGGCAAGAATCCTGATTGGACGGTCGGTGCTTTAGTCGGCTTTCAGGAGGGGCGCTATTACGTGTTGGACATTCAGCGGATGCGGGGCACCCCAGCGGAGGTGGAGCGGCTTATCAAGATGACGGCGGAGATGGACGACAGCAAGACGCAGATATGGATGGAGCAGGAGCCCGGTGCGTCTGGGGTCAACACGATCGACTATTACGCCCGTCAGGTTCTCGTCGGGTATCCGTTCAAGGGGGTGCGCTCGTCAGGCAGCAAGGAGGAACGGGCGCGCGTGTTCTCTGCCGCTCTAGAAATGGGTAACGTGAACCTTGTGAGAGGGCGGTGGAACAAGACCCTGATCGATGAATGCGTCCAGTTCCCGAAAGGCGGTCACGACGATCAGGTCGACGCCGTGTCGGGGGCGATCAACCACCTGTCGAAGCGTAAAGCGAAGGTCCGGTTGATTCTGTGAACCCGTACCAGACGCAGCGTCGCATGGTGAAGGCCGTCACGTTGGCTGACATGGCGCAGCGGCTTGGTTTGTCTCCTGAAGCGTTTGAGAGTGAATGGCCTGACCGGTACGAGTGGGCGAGGGATTCGGGTACGCGTCCGGCGTCTAGGGAGACATGGGATCTCGCTGTGGATCTTCTCAGGTCTCGTGCCGAATATGAGGGCCCCGGTGGGTTGGATGATCCGTCGGTTGTGCAGCGTCTGGCGAGGATGGCGGTGGATATCGCTGAGACGCTGTCCCGAAATGATGTCGATTCGGATGAGGCGGAAGTTCTACCTAAGACGCAGAAGCGTCTGGTGGCGAAACTATCCAAGGCGGACACCAGCGCTACGACGTTTGATCTTGGGAAGGTTTTCCTCAGGATGCGTGAAGAGTTCAGGCTGAAGCGGTGAAGACGTTCGAGGAGTTCGAACTTTGGGATGAGGAATGGTGCGATTACGTGAGGGATGTCGCTCAGACGCGTGGGTCAACGTCAGGGCACAGTGAGGGGGTGCGGTCGGCGACCCGTTGGTGGTTGGACGCTAAGGACTTTCCTGAGGTGTGTGGCGATCTGCGGGTGCTTATAGACAGGGCCAACCATTGGGGTTTTGAGACGTTCTGGGCTCTTGAGGGGTTGCCGTCGGTGGAGGTGGTGCGTTACGTGCCCGGTGACTTCTACAAGCCGCATACTGATTGGGGGCCGACGTACAACACTCGCAAGATTTCAGCGTCGGTTCAGTTATCGAAGTCGGAGGATTACGAGGGCGGGCAGGTGCTGTTACACGATGGGCCCGAGCCGTGGCCGATCACCGCCGAGCAGGGGC